ATGCAATCCGAATCCGCCGAAGAACAAGAAGCGTTCCTCTCCAAAGCCGACCACCTCCACAAGTGGAGCGGCGAATACCAATACGAAAACCTCCTTCTCGACGTGCTCCAAAACGGCATCCCGTCCAACGACCGCACCGGCGTCGGCACCATCAGCCTGTTCGGCACACGAATGGAGTTCGACCTATCCAAAGCCTTCCCCCTCATCACCAGCAAGAAGGTCTTCCTCAAAGGCGTCATCTACGAGCTTCTATGGTTCCTCAAAGGCGACACCAACGTGCGTTGGCTACAGGAGCACGGAGTGCACATCTGGGACGAATGGGCGGACGCCAACGGCGATCTCGGACCCGTCTACGGATGCCAGTGGCGCAATTGGCCGACCGACCTAGGCGGCATCGACCAGATCGCCAACGCCATTGAGACCATCCGTGAAGACCCGCACTCCCGACGCATCATCGTCAACAGCTGGAACGTCGAATTCCTAAGCCGGATGGCATTGCCGCCATGCCACTGCCTGTTCCAATTCCATGTGCGCGGCGACAGGCTCGACTGCCAGCTGTACCAGCGTTCCTGCGACATGTTCCTCGGCGTGCCGTTCAATATCGCGGAATACGCGCTCCTGACCATGATGGTCGCCCAGCAGACCGGCTACAGGCCAGGACGGTTCATCTGGGTGGGCGGGGACACCCACATCTACAGGAACCACCTGGAACAGGTCGTGAAGCAGCTTGAACGCGAGCCGCGCCCGTACCCGCATATGAGCATCGACAAGGCGTCTGGCATCGACGCGTACACGTATGACGACTTCCACCTGACCGGCTATGACCCATGGCCCGCGATCAAGGCACCGGTGGCCGTCTGATATATAAAAAAACGGGGACATCCTCATAGAAGGGATGTCCCCGTTTTTTTGTATGCGGTCACATCATGCTGTCCGACGACGCCACGATGAGCACGACCACTACACACAGGACGATGCCGAGGCCAAGGAAAATCCACGCGTTCGCCACATGGGTTGAATTACGCGAGTTAATGTACTTCAACGCCTGCTCCTTCACCTTGCGCTCCACCTCGTCCGCGTCATCCTCGGATTCAGCCACGCTCTCATACAATTCGGACAACGGCTTCTGCTTGCCGCCCGCATCCTCCATACGCTCCAACTCGTACTGCGTCTTCCAGTCGATCACGCCGGACATGCGGATGCCGTTCCTCACGGCCATCTGCGTCAACAATACGAACACGGCGAAACCGACGAACACAGCCGCGATGACGATAAGAAAACTCATGACGCTCTCCTTTGCTCTCCTGCAATATGTCTCAACAAGGATTATCCCCCCAATTGACGGCTGATGAATCATGGGCGTTTCTCAAACAAGCCATCCTTGAGAATCTGCCTGTAATCCATGAGAACCTGCGTGGTCACGTTCAATTCGGCTGCCATATGCCAGGTGTCGCCGTCCCACGTCCGTTCGGCCATGGCGAACTCGGACGGGCTTATCAGCATCAAAGCCGTCTCGCGCCGCGCCCTACGCTCGCACTTCACGCCGAACCGCGTGCCACAGACAAGATCACGATACTTCGCGTGCACAAGCTCATGGCATAGGGTGCAGAGCCTCTGCCGGTCGTTGAGCCAGTCGGCAAGCCAAATCGTCCGCAGCCGGTCGCAATACAATCCGCAGGTAGTGCCGGGAATATCGGATTCCAAAACCTTCAAACCCATGTGCTCGGCCTGACGTTCCAAAACGTCGATGGTGATTCGTGACATTGTTCCCTTCGTATTATTAGGCGGCGGCATCATGAGTTAATGCCGCCGCCATATTCATCGCTGTCGTCAGTCTTCCGGTGTTTCGGCCTCAAGCCTCGCGTTCGGATCGTCGTTTGCAGCCATGTCGAACTCTTCACGGTAGATGATCGGACTGTTCACCCAGTCGGCGTCAGCGTTTTCCTTGAGACGGCGTGCGAGTTCCTGAAGCAGCTCGTCATTCGAAGCGTTTATTAGTGCATCTGATATTTGTAGTTGTGATATATCACTGTCATCCAGCAGCCCAAGCGCGACTAGACCGTTTATAGCTGAAACTCCGTATGCGCGGGCGATTTTCACGACATTTTCCGGAGAGAGTTTCTCTGGGAGCTGCCGATAGAGGGATGAAGGGACTATTCCGGTGTTGTCAGCCACGGTGTTAACCGTATCTGGCCCGACTGTCTTTTTATACCATGTTGCAATACTCATGTTTTGCATTATGCAATACTTCTTCTGAACTTGCAACACGCCGAGTGTCGCTTCTCGCTTGACTTTTTTCGCAATATGCGATTATATGAATTGCAGAAAGCAAAAGAAATATTGCAGGTTGCGAAAGGAATCACTGATGGCTGAATACAAAATGCAGTTCCGAGACGGCTTCCTAGACCGAACCAAACAAATGAGCGGCCTCAAAACGGACGAAGCCTTCGCCGGAGCAATAGGAGTCAGCGAAAGCGTCCTAGCCAGAGCCAAAAAAACAAACGAATGCACACCACTCATGCTCATAGGACTCTACAAAGCATTCGGCTTCCAACCCGGCGAAATCGCACAAATCAAACAAACTGCCTAACCACACCACACAACGCCAACGAGCAAAAGGACAACCAATGAAAATCACCACACCACACGGCACTCTCGAAGGCGACAACATCGAAGCCATCCTCAAAGAACATGGATATGACTGCCTGCGCGGTGCATGCCTGCGCGATGCCGACCTGCATGGTGCCAACCTGCATGGTGCCAACCTGTATGATGCCGATCTGCGCTACGCCGACCTGAGCGGTGCCGACCTGCGCGATGCCAACCTGAGCTGCGCCTGCCTGTATGGTGCCGACCTGAGCGATGCCGACCTGAGCGATGCCGACCTGAGTGATGTCGATCTGCGCTACGCCGACCTGAGCGGTGCCGACCTGCGCGATGCCAACTATGTACAACTCAGCATCGCCAAAACCAGCATCCTTCCGGAGGAAGGCGACATCATCGGCTGGAAAAAAGCATACGTAGACGGCACAATGCTACCGAAATCAGTCATCGTAAAGCTCCTCATTCCGGCCGACGCGCAACGCTCCAACGGCACTGGGCGCAAATGCCGCGCCAGCAAAGCACGAGTGCTTGACCTGCAAGACAAGCAAGGCAACAGCCTTCCACCAGACACCACGGCATACAGCGGGCACGACACAGACTTCACGTACAAAAAAGGCGAAACCATTCACGTCGAAGACTTCGACACCAACCGGTGGAAAGAATGCGCCCCCGGCATCCACTTCTTCATCACCCGCATCGAAGCCGTCAAATACTAGGAGAATCCAAATGAACACTGAAATCCAGCGATTCGACTTCAAGGGCGCAGCACTGCGCACCTTGATCGACGAGGCGGGGGAGCCCTGGTTCGTCGCCAAGGACGTATGCGACGTGCTTGAGCTCAGCAACGTAAGCCAAACACTGGCACGCCGCATCGATGACGACGAGAAAAGTTCCATCACTTTAAATGATGGAACCCCAGGAAACCCGAACAGGGCAATCGTCTCCGAATCCGGCCTCTACGCTCTCGTCCTCGCATCCCGCAAGCCGGAGGCCCACGAGTTCAAACGCTGGGTGACTCACGAGGTGCTGCCGCAGATTCGCAGGACTGGCGGCTACATCCCAACCACGGACGTGGATGATGACATGACCATCCTCGCGAAGTCCGTGATGATCGGCCAACGCACCATGGAGGCGCAGAAGCGACGCATCGCCGAACAGTCCGAGCACATCAAGGAGCTGGAGCCGAAGGCTCAAGCGCTTGATGATTTCACGAACGTGGAAGACAGGCTGCTTATTCGCGACGCGGCAAAGGTTCTGTCGAACGCCGGAACCCCCATCAAGGGAAAACAGTTGCGCGAGTGGATGGCCGACCACAACTGGATTTTCAAATCCGGTGGCTCTTGGCATCCGACAGCAGCGCATTGCGCTGCGGGTCATCTCGTGATGGTCATGTCTAAAAAGCATGGAGTCAAGGATGATGGCACGGAGTTCGCCTTCCCTCCCACCGTGCGCATAACCCGCAAGGGTTTGGCGCTGCTGCACAAGCGTCTTGGCGAGATCGCCCTGGACAAGGCACTTGACGCGGAGGTGGCGGCATGACGTTGTTGAATCCTCCCGCGCCACCACAGGAGTTCGTTCTTGACACTGGCGGACACTGCGTGTTCCGCATCAACGAGCGGAAAGGCGCATCCATCGTCGAAAAGGACGGAAAAAAGACGAGCACATTGTATGCGATTCCAGAATCGAAACTGGCTGCGTTCATCCAATGGGCTTCCGACGTTCACGGTCAATCACGATAGGAGACAGTAATGGAAGACGATTACAAGACCCGCATGGTCGAAGAGTTCCACGAACTCAAAGACAGAATCAACAAGATCAACGACATCATCGAAAAATACAATAACGGCCAACGGGGACACATAACCGTAAGAGAAGCCTCCCTGATGATGGCTCAATCCTATATCATGCAGGATTACGCGCTGGTCCTCTTCGACCGTCTCACAGTAGCGGGCATCAACCCCGAATCCGACGACGTGGAACCGGAGGAGAAGCCACTGCCACCTGAACCGCAATCGCATGGCCTCTTCATCCCACGCGACGGCGAACCATACCTGGTTCTCCATGACATGGACGGCACATGGTCATACGTGGTAAACACGCCTTCCATCATGTGCAGAATCAACGGTTGGAGTGAATTGGCCTCCACTATCAACATGCTCAGTGGATACCTTAACTGGGAGCAGCTGGTCAAAAACCTCCAAGATTCAGCCTTCCCACTCATCCCACTGGAAGCCTCAAGTATGCCGACAATCGCCAAGGCGCTCGCCGACAGCAAATGATTCTTCCCCATCCGCCTGCAACCCGGATGGGGACCATAAGCTTCGCCAGCCACTCCGATAAACAATCAAACAGTGGAAAATTGAACGTTTATCGAATATCCACGTTCACCGGCTGGCAAAGATGGAACATCCCATGATGTTCCATGCCGTGGCGAAACACATCCAAACGAACCGTCACAAGCGTTTGCGTACACGCGCCGCCACGGCAATCGTCCAAGCCCACGCAGTGGGAACAGGAACCGTACCGCAAGACCATCGCCAATCGAACCAGACACCACATCTTCTCCTGTACTCAAAGGTATCCGACGATGATCTTGAACGGTTCGCGGTCCGAATCCGCGCTTGGACGCCAGCGGCATGACGTCAACGCCACCCATCGGGACGAAGTTTTTCACTTGGTTTTCTCCGTCCCGCATCGGGAACGATGGTCGGCCAGACTGGTTTCCTTATTTTCCCAGTCGCCCCGCACACCCTTTTGCGAGCCAACCGTCCAGCGTCATGCCGCAACCCGCCTACCCCAACCACCAATCCAAGGAAGGAGCACACACAAATTGACGGCACCCATCATCTTCGAAGACGGCATCCTCACCAAAGACGAGGCAATCGCCTTCACGAAGGTAGGAAAGAAAACATTCGAAGACCTGTACGGATTTCTCGGATACCAATCCGGACAAAACAAACTCTTCACCAAAAAGGAACTCCTACTCCGATTCTACGAAATCAAGGACCAAGCAAAGGAGATCAAACAATGACCACCAGACGACTAGTCACCCCGAAAGACATACGAGACAGACAATTCCGACCCTCATTCCCATTCATGGGATACGACGCCAACCAAGTAGACGACTTCCTAGACGACTGCGCGCTCACCATCCACACCCTCTGGAACGAAAACCGGAAACTCGCCACGGAAAACAGACGACTCCGATACGAGAACCAAACCCTCAAAACCGACGTGAGCTTCTACAAGCTCGCAGTAGACACCATCGAACACCAACCCAAGGAACAACAATGACCAACACCCCCAAATACGACTTCAGCAGCCTCCGCCCCGACGAACTCAACTCCACCATCGCCGGACTCACAGCACTGAACAAACGAAGCGCCGAAGCCCTCAAAGCCGCAAAGGAAGAATGGCGGCGCTCGCATGACGGCGGCGATGAGGAGCGCGCCGTGTTCGCCGGACTGGATGCGGGTGAAATCAGTCTCAGCAAAGGCACCGAAGGCCATTACGTGGTCGTTGACGAGCGTGCGTATGGTGCCATGCTGCATGACAGCCGTTTCCTCATCCCCGGTGGTAACGATGCTGCGGAGGCCGTATGGATGCCACGCCCCGAAGCGAAGTCGGAAGCCTATCTGAAGGACATGATCGCGGACCATGACGGCGAACTCCCACCCGGCGTCGAGTTCAAGCCGGGACGCGCCCAGACCGTAACGCTTCGCACCACGAGAGGATTCGTGGACAAGGCGTTCACCAGCGAGATAGCACCGAAGATGTTCCAGATGCTCACTTCGACCAAGGAAGAGTAGCCATGTGCAAAAGCCTTACCATCACCAACGAGCAGGACACTTGGAGCCGCGCCCAGCTCGCGGCACTGTCCCAACTTGGAGTGCAGAACGCGCAGCCAGCCGACTTGGCGGTGTTCCTGCACCAATGCCAGCGTACAGGACTTGACCCTTTCAGTCGTCAAATCTACCTGATCGAACGCCGTCAGAAGCAAGGCAACGAATATGTTTCCAAGCAGACAATCCAAGTCGGCATTGACGGTTTCCGTCTCATCGCCCGTCGCACGGCGGACAGGAACCATGAACTGTTCAGCGAGCCGGAAACCCTCTGGTGCGGAGAGGATGGCGTCTGGCATGACGTGTGGATCGCCCAGACCCCTCCGGTCGCGGCGAAAGTCACCGTCCGTCGAGGAGAAGGCGAGTTCACCGGCGTGGCCCTCTACAGGGAATACGTCGGAACCCGTTACGACAAGAATCTCCGCAGGCAGGTCCCCACCAGCATGTGGACCTCGAAACCGGTGACCATGATCGCGAAATGCGCGGAAGCCCTCGCATTACGCAAGGCGTTCCCGCAGGATTTGAGCGGCCTGTACACGACCGACGAGATGCAGCAGACCAACAACGAGACCGAAGAGGAAATGGTCGAAGCCGAAGTGGTTGACGAGCAGCCACGCCAGAAGCCACGGCAATACGCTCCGCAGGTCCGTCAAGGCCAGCCGGAGCAGACCGCTGCCCAGGCTCCATCTAATGGCCCGGCCAGTCCTGACCAGTTGAAGACAGTCACCGACATCCTCCGCGCCTGCCAGATCAAACCGGAAGATGCTGACGCGTTCATCCAGAAAATCCTCCACGACCAGACGGTCACGAGCGCAAGCCTCACGGCGGTGCAGGCACAAACATTCATCAACGAATACCACAAGCACATGCAGCAGCAAGGAGCGGCACGATGAAATACGATCCGAAGAAACTCACCTACGGCGACGCGCTTAGAATCGCGACCGCCAACATGACCGTCACCGTCGAAGACGAAAACGGACAGCACGTCACCGGCAAGCTGAAGCACCTCGACATGGACGACGCGCTCGCCTGCGACAATCCTGCGCTCCGCGATCTCATGGCATTGTCGCTCATCATCTCGGACAACGAGTATTTCGTCGTCCGTGACGACGATGGGGGAATCCTATGCCCGGCCATCAGATTCGACCATGACCTGAACGTCACCTGGAACACGATCATCTCCATCGAAGAGAATCCCGACGACGGCAAGGAGTTGGATGTTTCCGAATGGAAGGCAAAGCTCTTCACGGACGAGACTCCCACCGTCGTCGTGGACAAGACGACCACCGACACCCAAGCGGAGGAGTGGGAAGCTGACCTTCCGAAAGCCAACGGCATCTACAAGGCAGCTACCGGCAGTGTGTGGCTGCATTCCGGTGACACTTGGACCCCTATCCTGAACTGTCACGGCAACATTCCGCCGAGCGCCTTGCAGCAGTCCAATCCTGAGTTCGCCATCAGCTCCCATAAGGCGCATCGTTGGCCGTTCGAACGTGAGGTGGAGAAGAAACTGCCAACCCGTCCGGGCTTCTACCGCAACAAGGACAAGACGAGCGTGTACTACCTCGACAGTTACGGCGTGTGGAAGCTCATCGCCTACATGTGCCCCGATTTCGACTTGCAGCTGAAGGACCCGTGGGATTGTCCATCGGTACCAGTGTTGAGCGGCGAGGTCGTATCCGAAAAGCAAGTCCGAAACGACATGCCGCTCCACTACTACAAGCTCGGTCTCAAACAGCCGAAGGAAGACAAGGAAAACTCTTGAACATCACCAGACGAGCCGGATGCACGTGCGCGTACTGCGTGCGTCACAATCCAGTCAAGACGGGACTCATCCCATACTACCGTAAATGCGGCAAAAGCACTTGCGCCGCAGCGCGAAGCCACATGGTCATGTGCAACGTCGAAGCGGCCAACAGACACAAGACGGCCGACCGTCTCAAAAACATGAAAGCCAAAGACCAGCAGGGATGGGTCGGACTTGAAACCCATCCACGACACGACAAGGAGAACAAGCAATGAGCACTCCGACCATCATCCTCGTGGGACGAATCGTCAAAATCAAAAAGGACGGCAACCTGTTCAACGCCGGAACCACGAAGAACGGCAAGAACTACATCCAGTTCCGCATCCTCTGCTCCAACAGGGTCAAGAACCCGGACGGCTCATGGGGTTACGGCGCATCCTGCTCACGCACCTGCGAAGCATGGAACGATCTCGCCACGCACATCCAGAACAGCATCAAGGAAGGCGACGAGTACATCGTCATCGGCAACGAGTCCGATGATCGTTTCGAGGATTCGTCCGGCGTCACCCACTACACGCAGAAGGTGAACGTCCGCGAGGCTGGACCAAGCCTGAAGTGGGGTACCGCGCAACTCGTCAACGCCAACCAGCAGGCCGGACCACGACAGGCGTCCACGACACCCGCCATGGCACCGCAGGCAGGCTCCGACCCGTGGGGCAGTAGCGGATTCGACGGATTCGGACAGCCCGCAGGAGAACCGGCGTTCTGATGTCACGCAATCGACAGTCGGCCAAAAAAGCCGGAACGGCAATGGAAACGGCGGTGGAACACTACCTGCAATGGGCGTTGGACGACCAGCGCATCATCCGCCGCCGTCTCCACGGCAGCAACGACCTAGGCGACATCGCCAACATCTTCTTCCATGGTCAACCCGTATGCGTCGAAGTCAAGAACACCAAACTCCTCAACGCCACGAAACATTACAACGAGGCGGTCGAGGAAGCCGGAAACCTTGACAGCCCATACCCGTGGGTCGTGCAGAAGAAGTCACGCGTCGGCCTATCCACGCTCGAACGAATCGGAAGGCAGCTCGCCTACACGGATTGGGACACATACAACACCATGTGCGCGTTGGCAGACAACGACAGGTACTTCACCCCACGAATCAGGACTGAGTTCCTAGGCAGACGCAAACAACTCGTGTGCGTCACATTGAAAAGTCTCGCACTCATCCTCAACGACGGACTGCCACTCGGACCGGAAGGATAATCATGATCGCGATAGTCGCCATATGCGCCATCGTCGTCAGCGTCATCGGATTCGTCATCATGCTCGGCTCCGTTGACCTCATCGACAGTAACAGGCCGTCAGGCGACTGGCTGTGGATATTGGGCATGATCCTAGTGGAGGGCGGTGCGATAACCATCCTCATCGACATCGGGATAGGACTCATGACATGACGGGAGAATCTGAAGTGAGGGACGGCTACACCCGACTCGACAACGGATTCTGGGCCGACGCGAGGATATGCAGGCTCCGCGACGAAATGCCAAGGGCCGCGCTCATCTACGTCATGGCATTGAGCTGGTGCAGCTGCAACCTCACGGATGGAGACATCGACACCGACCAGCTGACGTACACGCTTGGCGCATCCGAACAGGAGATCGAAACCCTCATCGACATCGGCCTGTTCCAACAGACCATCACCGGCGTGCGCATCAACGAATACCAGTCGAACGGGAACCACACCAGAAAAGAACTCGCCGACCGGACGGCCCGCAACACGGCAAGCAAACGCCGAAGCCGCGCACGGCAGGCATCCGACGACAAGTATTCCGCCGATTTCGAAACCTTCTGGAAAGCGTATCCACGACACGTTGACAAGCGTCCAGCCTGGAAAGCATGGAAGAACGCCATCCAAGACACGGGCGCGGACACCATCATCAACAGCGCCCGAGCCTATGCCAGACAGGTCGAGATCGAAGGAACCGAACCCAAATACGTCAAATACGCGGCCACATGGCTCAACGCGGCGGGGTGGGAAAACGAATACGACATCCGACCATCCCTCACCCTCCGCACCAATCCGACCATGATGAGCCGCAACGAATCGAACCGCATGGCGAACCTCAACAGGGCATGGCAGTACATGAGCGACGAGGAACGCCAACGGGCGATGGGAGGAACAGGATGATAACCAAAGGAGAGGCCGCGATGCTGCTGACCACGATCAACGCGCATCACGGCAACGCCCAATGGGACGACCTGCAATTGGACGAGTTCTACCGCGAACTCGACAAGCGCAACAACATCCAAGACATGCGGACGGCGGTCGTGAGATTCTATGCGACCAAATCGGACAAGTGGATGCGTGCCGCCGACATCAACATCCTCTGCAAGAAAATCCGCGCAAGCCGGATTCCCGACGAGAACACCATCCAACAGCTCGCCGCCAAGCATCACGTCACGGCGGACGACTATTGGGAGTTCAAACGTCGCGTCGTCTTCGGCACCGCGCGGGAAGCCCAAGAGTTGGGCGAAGCCGTCAGCAAAGCCCTCGAACAGGCCGACCGTCCGCAAATCGCATCCAAACCCATCGCACGCCAGCCAACCGTGGACGACGATCTGGGAAACCTGTTCAAAACACCATGAGCAAATGGAAGGAAACCAACAAGTACGGCATCCACGAAAGCAAAGCCGCCTACCGGCATTACACGCGGCGAAGGGACAAGGAAGCTGAAATCCTCAAGGAACTCGAACCCAATCCGCCAACGCATGTGGACCTGACCGGACTGGAAACCTATATCCAACGATTACGTGAATCCAAGGAGCCAACAATGGACGACAATTATCTCATCTGGTTCGACGTCGAAACCAGCGGACTCGACCCAATGTCCGACAATCTACTGGAAGTCGAAGCCAGAATCACCGACATGAAGGGCCTTCAGGTGCCATTCGCCGACGACCACCTGATATTCCATAGGGTCATCCGTTTCGATGACAATACGCCAATCCGCGCGTTCAACAGCACGACCATCGACATGCATTCCAGAAACGGACTCATCAGCGAATGCATGAACGCGAAAGACACGCTCAAAAACGTGGACAAGCAGATGGCCGTCTGGCTCATCGACACGGGCCTCGACCCCGGTCTCATGCATCCGGCCGGAACCAACGTCCACTTCGATATCCGATGGCTCGACGTGAACATGCCCAACACGAGCGGCATCCTCCACAAGCTCAGCCACAGGCGGCTCGACCTTACCAGTTTCCGACTCTTGGAACTGGCTCAAGGCGGCGACCCATACGATTGCGGACACGAAACCACGCATCGCACAACCAACTGCCTAAACCGCGACATCTCCGAATACGAAACCATCAGCAACCAGCAAGGACAGTGAAATGACCCTAGAAACCCTTGAAATCCAACCGCTCACCCCAAACGCCACAGTCACAAGGGCGCACGATTCGGACGCCGGACTCGACCTACACTGCATCGAAGACTTCCACATCGACGGACTAGGCCGCATCATGGTGGGAACCGGCATCGCCATCAACCTGCCCGAAGGCTACATGGCACGAGTCTGTCCACGTTCCGGCCTTGCCAGGAATTACGGCATCGACATCCTCGGCGGCATCATCGACGCCGGATACCGTGGCGAGATCAAAGTCATCCTGCATAACACGTCAACTAGCCGCGTCAACTTCCGTTGCGGCGACCGTATCGCGCAACTCGTCATCACGCCGGTGGAAACCCCCAGAATCCGCAAGGTCGTCAACTTTACCGACACGACGGAACGTGGAGGAAACGGATTCGGCTCGACCGGACGATGAACGACAGGAACCAGCCATGAAACGAAACATCTACAACATCCACGGACAACGATTACGAAACACACAAGCGTCAATGCTTGTCCACATCGTCGAAACGCATCGAATGCCATCATCCGCGGCCTATGCGAAACCATTGGCCACGTTGGGTTCCCTCATCGACAGGAATCTCATCATCCCCCTCGCGGACGGCACCTACAAGCCAACCAAGCAAGGCATCGAGACCGCCGACGCGATCAAACGATTAGACAAGGAAGAGCCAACACGACGGTCAAACATCGTCCAACGTGGCATCAACCGAAACTTCAACAAGTACTGGAACGACTACTACTCGCATCCACTCACATACGAATACCACCCGACATTGGAAACCATCTGCGAAAGGAGCCGATGATGCAGACACTCAGCCCGAAACAGCAGGAAATGCTCACTGACGTGAGCAACATGCAAGGCCAATACCAGGCCGTCGATAACCAGACCGGCAGGGCACTGCTCCGCAAGAAGCTCATCCGTCAAGTGAACGACCGGTTCGAGACAACCAAGGAAGGCGAACGACTGCACATGGAAATCGTGAACCAGGCATTCGAGAAAGCAAAGATGGTGCTAAATGACTGACAACATAAATCCAAGCCACTACAAGAACGGCCCGTTCGAATGCATCGAACTATCCAGACTACTTAGTTCCGACTGGGGCCAAGCCGTGCAGTATTGCTTCCGCTGGCAGCACAAGAACGGTGTCGAAGACCTCAAGAAGGCGCTCTGGTTCATCAATGACGCAATCACGCATAATGTGCCGTTCTTCGCCGCGTGCTGCAAACGGAACGCCGACATTCTCGAAGCTCAGGCAATCAGGCTTCTTAGCATCCTACAGGCCGAGAACTGGGCTGATCTCGAACAGTTCTGGCGGAACCTCAAGTGGGGAGACCGCGTGGACGTGCTCGAAGCCCTCACCGAAAAGATCAATGAAATCGAAAAGGAAGGAAAGTAATCATGGAACATATCGTGCAGTTCGCCATCGGCATTGACGACAAGGCCATCCAGAACCGCATCGAGGAATACGCCTACAAGGACGTGCTCGACAAGATCGTCAAAGAAACCATGGACACTGTTTTCGCGCACACCAACGCGTATTCGCGGGAAAACATGTGTAAGACCATGATGGAGGAAGCTTTGCAAAGCTTCCTCGAAGAACGCAAGGACGAGATCATCGACAAGGCAGCGCACATGCTCGCCGACCGGTTCCAACGGACGAAGAAATATCGGGAAGCCATGGGTGCCGTCATCGCAAAGGATGGTGAGTGATGAACCGGGACCGGGTAATCATCGTCGCGATCATCTGCATGACGATTATCTTCATCGCGTCCACCGTATCGCCAGCCGGTTCCAGCGGGAAAACCGGCGCGGGATTCCAGATGGAAACCGTCAAGACCGGTGACGTGACATGGGCGTGTTTGAAGCATGGCGGCGAATACATCGGCTGTAGCACGGTGGAGACGGTCAAATGAGTGTTTTCACAGGCAAGACCGGCTACATCGTCTGGCCGCAAGGCGATACGGGAGTTCACACATGCCGCGTGTACGAGTCTCTGGATGAAGCTGTGGGCGCGGCACGTTCCAAAGCCGACTTCCACCACAGGCCGTATGAGGTGCGTACCGCGTACGAGAGTCCGGCAAGAACTATCAAGACAATCAACCCAAGGAGGCACCAATGAGCGACAACCGTAACTACAGTGTGATTACGAACTTTGGATGCCACTGGCAGTGCCCGTATTGCATCGTGCGCAACACTGGAATCCAAATAGCCGAGACCCGTATGGGAGCCACCTATGACACTGTGATGGATTTGGCTGACTCCGGCAAAATGAAATTCCTCAGCTTCAGCGGTGGCGGAGACCCATTATGGGGGCTTGATATTCGCCGTGCCTACTGGTATGCGTCGATCACCCGGAGCCTGTACGAGTACGACATCGAAACCGAAATGCACACCAGTATGCCAAGCATGGTTAAGCGAATGTACAACCTGGCGCCCGCAGTCGAGTTTTCGAGAATCGTCTACCATCTGCGGAACGTCAACATGATTCGCAATCTCGACTCCATCGACGGGGAGATGATACGAGTCGTTTTCGTGGTCACACCTGATTTCACCAAGGACAAGATCGACGCGATAGTTAAAGCCGTGAAGGACAACCCGTCTGTGGACGAGTTGAGTTTCCGTCAGATGGTCAAGCCGGATTACAGCATCGACCACACTTGCGAAGACTATCTGCGCGAAGGCCATAAGAAGGAGTGGTGGTACATCACTCAAGGTGATTACAACCATTACATCGTCAACGACCGGATTTCAGACAAATACGAGGATTTTGGAATATTTCAAGCGTGTTCATCGTCATCACCTTGGGAGTGATAGCGATACTCTGCGTACTCACGCTATTAGGCGTGTTCGTATGCATCTTCGACCATGACGATAAGAACGATAAGAGCAGTAAGGAATAACAATGGCGACGAACGTGACTGAGAAAGACAAGACACTGCATGAGGTCATCGACTTTCTGCAAAAAGAGTGGGATGCAGCTAATAACGCTTCTGATAATCCAGACGAAGAAGTGTACGACTTTTACGACGGAATGACGACGGCTTACGAGCATGTAATCAATTACTGCCGTCACATGCTCGGCTATTCCGGCACCATGCCTTCCGAGGTACCCAATCAAAGCGAGGACGCGAAGGAATAGTTATGTGGTTCAAACGCAGACGCAACGAATATGGGTGTCCAATGTGCGGCAGACTACCAGTAATCAAGGCATCGCAAACGGAAAAATACCACGAGAGCCGCAAAGTAAGGACAACACTCACAGTCTACCGGCTCCAATGTCCACGTGGACATATCTCTACCAGCTGGTTCAGCCACGCCGCACTCGCAAGCAGGCAGTGGAAAGAACTCGTGGACGAGTACAAGGGGAAGGATACGAAATGAGCGCGTATCAGCCTGTTCTTGACCCCGCCTGCGGCGGCCGAATGTTCTGGTTTGACAAATCGGATGATCGGGTGCTTTTTGGTGATGTGCGTGATGAGAGCTGGGAATTGTGCGATGGGCGTAGGTTCGATGTCAAGCCGGACATGCTGATGGACTACCGCGACCTGCCGTTCCCCGACGGGACGTTCCGCATGGTGGTGCTCGACCCGCCCCACCTGCGC